GCAGCTATCGCTTTGAACATGCTCGTGAACGATGACGAGTGGAAAGCGGAAGTTTATTCCTGCGCATCGGACCGCCAGCAAGCAGCTATTGTGTTTGATGTTGCTGCAGATATGGTCAGACAATCTCCTGCTTTGTCAAAACGAGTCAAGCTTATCCCGTCCACCAAACGTATGGTGTACCAACCGACGGGCAGCATTTATCAAGTGCTCTCAAGTGAAGTGGCGACCAAGCACGGCCTGAACGTTTCTGGTTGCATCTTTGACGAACTGCACACCCAACCCACTCGAGCCTTATATGATGTTATGACTCAGGGATCCGGTGACGCGCGGAAGCAACCGCTGTGGTTTCTACTGACGACTGCCGGGACGGACCGCAACTCCATCTGTTGGGAAGTTCATCAGAAAGCCCTGGATATCCTCGAAGGCCGCAAGGCTGACCAGCGTTTCTACCCGGTCATCTTTGGTTTGCCGGATGACGCTGACTGGACCAGCGAAGAAAACTGGTACAAAGTTAATCCCTCCATCGGGCACACCATCACCATTGACAAAGTGCGGGATGCTTTCCACAAAGCGCAGGAAACCCCAGCGGATGAAAACATGTTCCGCCAGCTACGCCTGAATCAATGGGTGAAACAGTCCATTCGTTGGATGCCCATGGACAAGTGGGATGAATGTGGTGGCGTGGTCAATCCCTATGAGCTGGAGGGCCGGGTTTGTTACGCAGGGCTGGATCTTTCCTCCACCAGTGACCTGACAACCTTTGTGTTGGTATTCCCGCCATTGGATGCAGAGGAGCCGTACACGGTTCTGCCCTTCTTCTGGCTGCCGGAAGAGACCCTGCCCCTACGCGTACGACGCGATCATGTCATGTACGACCAGTGGGAGCGCCAGGGATACATCCTGACGACTGAAGGCAACGTAGTGCATTACGGCTTTATCGAAAAGTTCATCTGCGATCTGGGAGAGCGTTACAACATCCGGGAGATCGCCTACGACCGATGGAACGCAACCATGATGGTCCAAGCGCTGGAAGATGAAGGTTTCACCATGGTCCCCTTCGGTCAGGGCTTCAAGGATATGAGCCCGCCGACGAAGGAACTGATGCGTATCGTTCTGGAACGGAATATGAACCATGGTGGGCATCCTGTTCTCCGTTGGAACATGGACAACGTTTTTGTCCGTATGGACCCGGCTGGAAATCTCAAAATCGACAAGGAAAAGTCTACCGAGAAGGTGGATGGTGCCGTCGCTCTGGTGATGGCGCTTGACCGGGCAATGAAGAATCAGAACAGCAGCTCTGTATACGACGACAGAGGCTTTCTGATCTTGGAGTGCTGAGGAATGCCAAGAAAGCCAAAGCGTCCCTGCAGATACCCGGGCTGCGCTAGCCTATCAGACGATGTGTACTGCGCTGTTCATCGCCCGTTGTATGCGCGAGAAAATGCTACAGCGCGTGGCTATAACGCCAGATGGCGTGTTGCCAGAAAGCGATACTTGAAACGGTTTCCCTTGTGTATGGAATGCCAGCGCAACGGTAAACTTACACCGGCCACCGTTGTTGATCATATCCTCCCGCACCGTGGAGATGAAGACCTGTTCTGGGATGAAAACAATTGGCAGCCCTTGTGCAAGAGCTGCCATGATAAGAAAACTGGAATGAGCTTGTAAGTCCCAAAATTGGTGTTTACAATTTCTAAAATGATGGTAAAATATAAACAGAGGGAGGTGAGAAGATGTTTCCGAAGAACTTAAGGTATTTACGCCTCAAGGCAAACATGACCAAAAAGGAATTGGCACAACGTGTTCAAGTGAGCCAGATGGCGATTTCCCATTATGAAAACGGGAACCGGAAGCCGAGCATGGATATTATCTATCGCCTTGCAGAAGCCTTAGATGTCCGACCGGTTGAGTTTCTGCATGCACGGAACGAAAAACTATCCTTTGTGCATGGTGACTTCCGCAAGAGAAGTACCCTTTCGATGGGCAAACAAGAGTATGTAAGGGAAGAAGTGGAAACCTACTTCGATCGATTCTTTAGCATAATCGATGTGTTAGGTGAGTTAGTCCTCGCGCATAACCCTCCAATGAGAGTATTGCCTTTGACTGAAGATGATGAAGTTAACGCAAAGAGACTTAGAGAGCATCTGGGCTTTCCCTCGGATGGGCCACTTGGTGCTGCCATTGGCTCCTTGGAGAACAACGGCATCCTAGTCTATCAGTTTGATGCGAACAACGAGAAATTCGATGGCATGACCGGGACCGTTGAAGGGCGTCCATACATCATCGTCAATGGTATGATGACCACTGAACGTCAACGTTCTACTATCGCGCATGAGTTGGCACATATGTTCTTTGTGTGGCCAGCCTATTTGGAACAGGATGACATAGAGAAGCGCGCAATGTCCATTGCCGGTGCTTTCCTGTTTCCCAAACAAGATGTGATTCGCGAGCTGGGGGTCCGGCGGAGTCATATCACCAATGACATGATTATGGTTGCAGAGGAATATGGCATCTCATTGCAACTTCTTGCCATGCGCGCCAAGATCTGCGGTGTGATTAGTGAAGAAGCACACACTGCCTTCAGGAAGAAGGTTTCCTCCCTAGGGTGGATCAAGAATGAACCGTCACGCATCCCTATTGAAGTGCCGACTTTGATGACTCAACTGGTGTATCGAGCTGTGAATGAGCAAGAGATCTCAATCCAGAAAGGAGCGGAGCTGCTCCAGACCAGCTACGAGGACGTGGCAAAAAACTGCAGCTTCAACCTTGCCAATGCAAATCATCTGCAGTGACACGAACATATGGATTGATTTCCAGAAATTGAAACGGATCGATTGGCCATTCCTATTGGACTACACATACATAATGTCGAAGCTGGCGTTGGACGATGAAGTCCTGTCTCCAATTGGTCAGGCTTCGCGTTTGCTGGAAAAGGGCCTTGTGGCAGTAGAACTTACTGATGCTGAACTGGAATTGTACATGACTATTGCAAGTAAGTTTCGTAAGCTTTCGGCTTATGATGCCTTTGCATTGACTATCGCCAAATCACGTAGCATTATCCTGCTGACAGGAGACAAAGCTTTAAGAAATGCTGCTGAAGCAGAGCATGTGGTGGTTCGTGGACTGTTGTGGATCACCGACCAATTGTATGATGAGCATCATATCACCCATGAGGAGCATAGATGCTGCATGCAAGAAATCTTGGATGGCATAAGAGTTAAATATCGTTATCCAAAGCATGAAATCGAGAACCGACTGAATCGCTAGAAGCCGGTGACTCCCCCTAGCAATAGTTGTCGCTGCCCACGCGAATAGGTTCATAGTTTCAATCAAGGCACTACAATTGTTTTCGCAATACCACCTTCAATGACGATTTCTTTTGCACTTCGAGAGAAGTGCTTATTCATGTGTATATGTAGGAGGTAATGGTTATCCGAATCGCAGATTTGTTTCGGTCCCGTGACAAGCCCACCAATACAGTCAGTACCGCCCCAGCCTTTCTCTTCGGCCCGAGCGGCGCAGGCAAGTCGGTCAGCGTGCAGTCCGCTATCCAGGTCTCTGCTGTGTATGCGTGTGTGCGTGTGATTGCGGAGACCATCGCCAGCCTGCCACTGCATGTATACAAGATAACAGATTCAGGTAGCGCCAAGGCCACAGAGCATGTGCTCTACCGCATTCTTCATGACGAGCCAAACCGGGAAATGACATCCTTTATCCTGCGGGAAACGATACTGACGCACCTATTGCTATGGGGTAATTCATACAGCCAGATCATCCGGACCGGGCGTAATCAGATCGACAGCCTGTACCCCCTGCTGCCCGATCATATGGAGGTGGACCGGGACAGCAAGGGCAAAATCACCTACACCTACACAACCAGTGAGGGTAGGATCTACCGGTTAGCGCCTGAGGAAGTGCTGCACATTCCGGGGCTCGGCTTTGATGGAGTGGTGGGTTATAGCCCGATTGCGCTAGAGAAGAACGCCATCGGCCTGGGGCTCGCAGCTGAGGAGTATGGCAGCAAGTTCTTCTCCAATGGCGCGCGCCCCTCCGGCATCCTGACACATCCCAACACGGTGAAAAACCCCAAGATCCTCAGGGAAAGCTGGAACGCTGCCTATGGCGGATCCTCCAACAGCGGACGGGTGGCCATCCTGGAAGAGGGCATGAAGTTTGAAACGATCTCCATGCCCAACAACGAAGCGCAATTCCTGGAGACCCGGAAATTCCAGGTATCGGAGATCTGCCGCATCTACCGTGTTCCCCCGCACCTGGTGGGCGACCTGGAGCACGCGACCTTCTCCAACATCGAGCACCAATCCATCTCCTTTGCGGTCCATACCATCCGGCCCTGGCTCGTGCGCATCGAGCAAGCTATCAATCGCTCACTTTTCTCTGAAAAGGAAAAGCGATACTTCTATGCGCAGTTCAACATCGATGGGCTGATGCGCGGCGCGTACAAGGAGCGCATGGAAGGCTATGCGATTGCCAGACAGAATGGCTGGATGAGCGCAAACGACATCCGGGAACTTGAGAATATGAATCCCCTGACCGACGACCAGGGCGGCAATGCCTACCTCGTCAACGGCAACATGATCCCCATCAATATGGCCCGAAAGGAGGAACCAATGAATGGCAAACAAGTTTTGGAACTGGACACAGAATGAAAACAGTAGTGAGCGCATCCTGTTCCTTGAAGGCGTGATTGCGGAGGAATCCTGGTTTGAAGATGATGTGACGCCGGCAATGTTCAAAGATGAACTGATGTTAGGTAGTGGCCCAATCATGCTACACATCAACAGTCCTGGTGGTGACTGTATCGCCGCCTCACAGATCTATACGATGCTTATGGATTATCAGGATGATGTGAACGTGCAAATCGATGGTATTGCAGCCAGCGCGGCTTCTGTCATCGCCATGGCCGGCACGAAGGTCTCCATGTCCCCGACATCTCTGATGATGATCCATAACCCACTTACTTTTGCGCTGGGTGACAGCGAGGAGATGCGGAAGGCCATCCAACTGCTGGAGGAGGTCAAGGAAAGCATCATTAACGCATATGAGATCAAGACAGGGCTCTCCCGCTTGAAGTTGAGCAATATGATGGATTCCGAAACCTGGATGAACGCGGGAAGAGCAAAAGAGCTNGGGTTCTGTGATGAAGTGTTATACCAGCCAGAGAAAACTGAACAGGTAGAAAACCGNTTTTCTTTCTCACGCNGGGCGGTCAACAACTGCCTNCTGGACAAGCTGAAAGCCAGCATCCCCAAGGAACCGCCTGATCCACCGCCTGACCCACCGTCCAAAGGTGAATCAATCACAGAACCAATCAACGAATCTACCAACCGTGTGAACGCGTCAGACCTCGAAAAAAGGCTGGCGCGTTTTCAATTTGTATGAGGAGGATCCATTTATGAATCAGATCCTGGACATGCGCGAAAAGCGCGTCAACCTGTGGAATGCAGCCAAGGCCTTTCTGGACAGCCGCCGGGCAGAAGACGGTACCCTTTCTCTTGAAGACGCAACCACCTACGAAAAAATGGAAGCCGATGTAATCCGAATGGGCAAGGAGATCGAGCGCTTGGAACGGCAGGAAGTGCTGGACCTGGAGTTTGACCGTCCAACCAGCCGTCCGCTGACTTCCGCACCCGAAACCCTGAACAGCAAAACCAAGTCCGGCCGAGCATCTGACGAGTATAAGACTGCTTTCTGGCGCTCCATGCGCGACAAGACTGTGTCCTTTGAGATACTGAACGCGCTTCAGATCGGTTCTGACAGCGAAGGCGGGCACCTTGTCCCAGATGAGTATGAGCGTACCTTGGTCGAAGCGCTGCAGGAGCAGAATATCTTCCGCAGCTTTGCACACCTTATCCAAACCAGTTCCGGTGACAGGAAAATCCCTGTTGTAACTAGCAAAGGCACGGCGTCCTGGATTGAAGAAGAGGCCCCGTATCAGGAGAGCGATGACGCATTTGGTGCAGTCTCCATTGGCGCATACAAGCTGGCAACGATGATCAAGGTGTCGGATGAGCTGCTCAATGACTCTGTTTTTAACATCGCTGGTTACATCGCCAAAGAGTTCTCCCGCCGCATTGGCACGGCAGAGGAAGAAGCCTTCATTGCCGGTAATGGCACTGGAAAGCCGACCGGTCTCTTGCATGCAACCCTGGGCGCCCAGGTTGGCGTGACAACTGCTGCAGCCACCGCGATCACATTTGATGAGGTGATGGACCTGTTCTATAGCCTCCGTGCACCGTATCGGCGTCAATCTGTTTTCCTGATGAACGACAGCACGGTTAAGGTCCTGCGCAAGCTAAAGAATGGTGCGGGTGACTACATCTGGCAGCCCTCCATCACGGCAGGTACTCCGGACAAGGTCCTGAATTGCCCTGTCTATACCTCGTCCTTTGTACCGGCGATTGCTTCTGCCGCAAAGACCATCATCTTCGGTGATATGGACTACTATTGGATCGCGGACCGTGAAGGCAGGAAGTTCAAGCGCCTGAACGAGTTGTATGCACCGACTGGCCAGGTAGGCTTCCTGGCGTCGCAGCGGGTGGACGGAAAACTAGTGCTGCCTGAAGCCGTAAAGGTACTTCAGCAGAAGGCTTAATCAGCCTATTTGTGAATCCGCAGGGGTTGTTCCTATGAGCAGCCCCTGCTTCTTTTGGAGGAAAGAGAATGAGTGATACCCATAACACCCGAAATTATGCCGCGCATGGCGGCAATGAATGGGTCATCGGCGGCAAGCTGACCGTTCTGGAAGGCGCGACCGTGGAAGGATTGACGGAAACCGCCGCTCCCGCAAGTGCGGATGCCTTAGGCGGCGTCAAGGCGGCAGCCAAGGCGGAAACAGATAACGTCGAGGCAAAGATTGGCGAAGATGCCAAGCTGTATGTGCCCGCCTATCCAGAAGACTATGTGCTTCCGGCCGCATCGGCGGATGCCCTTGGCGGTATGAAGCTTGCTGCGAACCAAGTCGACAGCACCGCTTCCACCATCGCGGGTCTCAACCTTGAGTTCAATGCCCTGTTGGCCAAGCTAAAGGCCGCCAGCATCATGGCCCCTGACGCAGAAGGCTGATGAAAGGAGAACAGCATGATCCTGACGGTGGAGGAAGCGAAGGCGCATCTGCGTTTGCAGCATGAAGAAGAGGACGCGTACCTGGCTTCCCTCCTCCTTCAGGCGCAGGCTGCTGCCGAGGACTATTGCCGGGTGACTTTTGATGAAATGGCTCCGCAGGCCGTTCGCCTCGCGGTCCTGCTGATGGTCAGCCATTACTACGAGAACCGGGATAACCCTGATAAGCAGGTCTATATCACCATGCGGATGGCGTTTGAAAACCTGCTTTACCCGCACCGCAATGTTGAGTTGATGTTTTAGGAGGTGAAACGGATTGCGCGGTTACAAGAACTTTGAGAGCGACCCGCATCCGGGTGACCTCAGGCATCTGGTGGAGATCGGCTATACGGAAAACCAGATCAATGAGAACGGCTACCCGACTCCACAGGACGTGATTGTCTGCCGAGTCTGGGCGGCTACGATTGATGCGGGCAACCAGCACTATCGGGCAGCGGACGTCATGAACGCTGAAGCGGTGATCAACTTCACCATCCGCTACCGGACAGACATCAAGCCCGGCATGTGGGTGCGCTTCCGGGATGAGAAATGGAACATCTCCACCCTGGGCGAGTACGCTTTCAAGCGCAGGTACCTGGGCCTGAAAGCTTCCATCTCCAAAGGGGTGAGCGGATGAAACAGGTACAGCAAGCCCTTGCAGGTATAGGGATTCCTGTGTTCGCGGGTATCTGGCGGGCGACCTCCAGCAACCCCAACGCGCCGGAGCAGTACCTGGTGTACTCCACCACCACCCGGGAAGAGACACACTTCGACGATCGGGTGATAGCTACCCGCACCTTCGTATACCTGAACCTCTGGAGCGCGGGAGACCCCACCCCGACCGCGGCCCTGGTGCGTAACGCCATGTATGCCGCCGGCTTTGGCATGGTCGAAGAGACCGACCGGGGTTATAACGAACCGGCCTACGACGTAGGCACGCGCATGTACACAGTGCACTGGACCTGGAGCCTCTATGAGGAGGTGCCGCTTGGCGATTGAACTGCGCGGCTTTGACGATCTGAGGGACGATCTGATCAACATGGCAGCAGCGCTGGAGCAGGGGCCGGGCGTGACCCGCGCACTCCAAGCGGGCGCTGTACCCATCGAAGAACAGATGCTGCATAACGCCTCCACGGATCCCAAGATCATCTCGGGCGATCTGCATGATTCTATCCGAACCGGCGGCGTGAAGAAGAAACGCGAAGGCGGCAAGCGCATCACCATTGGCGTGCACCACTCAGATCGCGGTGCTTACTATGCAAATCCTGTCGAATTTGGGCATGGCGGACCGGCGCCGGCGCCCGCCCATCCCTTTGTCCGGCCTGCCTTTGACGTGAAGGCGCCGGAAGCCTTTGAGGAAATGAAGCGCGTCCTGCGGGACGAGATATCCAATATGTAAGGAGGAGAAATGAATATGCCAGCAACCGCATCGCCTGCCGTGGCAAGCACGGTGGGCCTTAAAAACATGGTCATCGCCCCACTCACAGTGGATACGGAGACCACCATCACCTATGGAGCCCTGCAATTGGTCGCCGGTGCGATTGAAGCGACCATCACACCGGAGAACACGGATCCCGAGGTTCAATACGCGGATGATATCGAGTTTGATGTGCTCTATCCCGATCCGGAATTGTCCTTCAAGACGAAGATGGCGGACATCCCGCTGTCCATCCAGGAAGCCATTTTCGGTAATAATATCGATGACAATGGCGTGCTGGTGCGCGCAGCTGTGGACAAGCCCCCGTATTACGCGGTCGGCTTCAAATCCGAAAAGTCCAACAGCAAGTACCGCTTCGTGTGGCTCTACAAGGTCCGGGCGAAACCGGTGACGGAAACCTATGCCACCAAGGAAGGCGGCACTGTTACCCGCCAGACAGGCGAAGTCGAGTGGACCGCGATCAAGCGTACGCATGACGGGCTGTACCAGGCGATCGCAGATGAAGGCGAGAACGGGTTCACGACCGCGATGGGCGCGATATTCCTGGAGACTGTGTATGACCCGACCTTCACGGTGACACCGTAAAGACTTAAAGATAAGGCTGCCGCTCAGAACCTTACTGGGCGGCGGCTAATATCGAGATGATTCATCTCCTGTTTACCACACAAGAACCGCTAATCATAAAGGTTTGGCAAAATGTATAAACTGTGCTATATATACTAATAGTAGTGCCAAGCCCATGGTGTCAAGTGATCCTCCCGGTTATGTCCTCAGGCAACTGATGTGAAAAGCCCCGGAGCCAACTGCAGTCACATTGGTTTGACATAATATAAGGAGGCACATGAATCATGTACACCGACAAAACCCTGACCTGCCGTGAGTGCGGCGCTGAGTTTCTCTTCACTGCTTCCGAACAGGCATTTTATGCTGACAAGGGGTTCCAGAACGAACCTGGCCGTTGCCCCGCCTGCCGCGCAAAACGCCGCACCGCGAATCGCGGTGAGCGTCAGATGTACACCGTAATCTGTGACGAATGCGGCGCCACCACACAGGTACCCTTCCAGCCGCACGGCGATCGTCCTGTCTATTGCCACGATTGCTACGCCAAGCTCAATAAACGCTAACCATAAGACCAGGTAAGCCAAAGCAATACCCGTCGCAAGACGGGTGTTTTTATGCCTTTCTTTGATTAAGGAAAACAAAGCATTCCAATCGTTTTAGCATTCAGTCCTTGAAGAGGGGCTCTCATTATTACTACTCCATAACACGAGGTAAACAAATGGTGACATGTACTCTAGGAGACAAGAAATACTGTGTGGATTTCGTATCCGGGCGCGCGCTTCGGGAGATGGAACCAGCATCCAGGATGTATGGGAGGCTGTCTGCCCTGGCCAAGGCTGCAGTAGAAGGTCAGGAAGTTTCAAACGAGAAGCTGACAATCCCAGAAGCCTTGGACACGATGGTCAAGTGGTTCTGCATCCTTTTTGGGAACCAGTTCACTCCAGATGATGTCTATGACCACTACCCGGCCGACCGCCTGATGCACGATATCGCGTTGGCGATCATGGCGGTTCAGGCGCAGACGACTGAGGTACTGGACTCTTTTCCTACGAAGCCGGTAGCACAGGAAGCGGAGGAGATCCTGGAGAGTCAGGCGCCCTAACGCTGCCGGAATATATCTATGCGACCTACAACACACTGCTCAAATCAGGCTGGCGGATGAAAGAGATCGATGAGATGGACATGCTGGGCTTCCTGCAGGTACGCGCCTGGGACGCACAGCGTGAACTGGTCAAGCACGCGCCAAAAGCGGCCTTCATTGACCAGGTGTGGCCTGGGAAGAATTCTTAGGTCGCCATGCCAGACTGAGATAATCCCAATCTGCGTCCCATTGGTTCCCTGCTCTCAAAGAGACATACAATGGCTGCAGAAAGTATCTGATCAAACTAAGTACGTCAATAAAACTGCCTTGCTCCACTTTGGTTCGTTTGATGAACGCCTGCCATTGTATTTGCTTGTCCTGATCATGCAGGAAAGCATCCGTAAACACGGCAGGTATATCAGGCATATCAGATGATCGGCTTTTAAATGTTGCTTGAATGGCTTGCTGGAGCATGTAGCCTTCAAAGTTGTTTTTGGTTGCCAGCATTGCAATATCAAAGAAGTCCTTCATTCGGCTGTTCGCAAAGGCCAGATCCACCATGGCATGGAATTTCTCGGATATAACCGACTCCAAGGAATAAGCCCTAATCTCAATTTCATCAGAATCCAACAAAGAGGGGTATGACATACTGTTTGGGGAAGGGATGACCACATCTCCAAAACCTACATCGATATGAACCCGCCCTTTTGATCGATCAAGGAATGCGTAAAAGGAAATGCTGACACCTTGATAGTCTGCGTCTTGAGTGATTGGGTCTGCTTCTATAGAGTTAAGCTCAAACGTGATGCCGTCGTCAGCTTGTATGCTGCATACCTCTCTAAAAATGCGCCGTAAATCGTCTGTTTGGTTGTTGAGATGTTCTGCCAGTAAGTCGATGTCTCGGGTCGCTCGAGCCTGCTGATCGAATACCGCCTGAAGCAACAATCCACCTTTGAGGATAAAGTGCTGTGCATAAGGCGAAACTGAAATTCGATATAACACGCGTTCGATAAAATAATGGGTCAGAACGTACTCATAAGGCTTGCCATTCTTGATTGCGAGGTTTCGAAGGCGGGCTTTAATACTGTCTGCCTTGCTCATGCCATTGCCTCCAAATACGGATGAATCATTTCCCGTACGCTCAGTGCATCCATGTATTCGTAGAGAAGCTGAAGATTTCTTGTGCCCTTGAGGTAGTTTCTGACTGCCTCGATGAGGACGTCCTTGCCTGTCTCTTCCCATCGCTTTGCCAGGTCACATATCGTTCTTTCCCGGTTGTAGCAGGCCATGGGCACGGGCGATGTGCTCTCAATCACTTTGCCAATGCTGTAGATTCGGGGAACAGATCGGGCGATCTCAACAGGAGGGAACTCCGGTTTTTTTGGAATCACGCCCTTGTTGGGCACTGCAACATAAACACAAGTGGGAATTACATTGGTTAGCTGATGATATTCTGCTGCTGACAGATAGTACAGCACCGCCCCCGGGATTGTTGACACCGCAATTTGCGCATCACTCAGCAGGGGCAGCGTCTCACTCAGCGTATAATATCCCTCTTTCAGGCGCACAAGCGTGTTGGCTGCCAGTAGTGATTGTATGCCCCTGCTATCAAACCCTAGCAGTTTTATCTGCTTGCTTCGCAGAATGGGCCCCTTGCTCGCAAAAAACTGCATGAGCGCTTTTGTACTGGTTTCGTTCATAAGCTCAACACCATCTTTCAGTTGTGCACCGGGTTCTTAACTGAATTTCGGTGCATTTGCATTTTAAGGAATTAATAAATCAAAGTCAAGTTTTGTATCAAGCGATCCAAAAAGGAGGTGCCCTCATGAGTGAGGTCCTTCGCGAGTTGGTAGTAGCACTGTCGTTGGACAGTGATAATTTCTCCCGGAACCTACGAACCATCAACCAGCAGATCAAGGAAGCGGAGAGCACCTTCAAACTGGCTGGCGCTGGGGTCACCAACTTTGAGAAGTCCATTCAAGGCACAGAAGCGCGGCTCGCCTTGCTCAACAGCAAACAGAAGGAACAGACCCGTGCTGTCGACCAATATTCCCGCGCGCTGGTGCAGACAAACCAGAAGCTGACAGACTCCTTCTCCCGGCAGGAGAAGATGAAGCAATCCCTGGAACAGGCTAAGGTTGAATATGAACGGATCAAGGGCGAGGTGAATGCCGCCGGTCAGGCTTATAACCGGCTGCGCTCCTCCCTGGGCGATACCGATTCTGCCACCATTGCCGCCAAGCAGAACCTGGAGCTTTATAAAGCGGAGAGCCTGGCTGCCCGGGATAAAGTAAAGCTGTTGGAAGGTCAGATCAAATCCAACACCAAAACCCTGCAAAACAACGCGGACGCGGTGTCCAAGGCTGCAACCAATCTCAACAATGCCAAGGCGGAGCTTAAGGCCACCGAGGCTGAGCTCATGAAGTTGACCCAGGAACTGTATCGTCAGCAGTCCGCCTGGACCAAAGCCGGGGATCACCTGACGGCCTTCGCCAAGAAGAGCGAAACGGTATCCAAGTCACTGGTATCCGCCGGTCGGGGCTTCTCCCGCGCGCTCACAACGCCCATCTTGGCCCTGGGGGCGACGGCGATCAAGTCATCCATTGACTTCGAGAGCGCCTTTACCTCAGTACGTAAGACCGTGGATGCAACGGAAGAAGAGTTCACCAATATCTCGAGCGCCATAAAACAGATGTCCACCCAGGTGGCCGCATCGGGTACGGATATTGCGGAGGTCGTCGCGGTCGCAGGTCAGATGGGCATCTCCAATGAGCACCTGATGACCTTCGCCAAGACCATGATTGATCTGGGCAACAGCACGGACATCGTTGCAAATGATGCTGCCCTGACCCTGGCCAAGTTCGCCAACATCGCGGACATGAACCAATCCGAGTTTCAAAACCTGGGCTCCACTCTGGTTGATTTGGGTAACAATTATGCGGCCACTGAGTCACAAATCCTTGAGATGTCTATGCGCCTTGCCGGTGCAGGGCACCAGGTGGGTCTGAGTGAAGCGCAGATCCTCGGCTTTGCTACAGCGCTTTCTGCTGTTGGTATAGAAGCGCAAATGGGTGGATCAGCCTTTTCAAAAGCGCTGACCAGGATGGAGGTCGCTTCAGAGACTGGCGGGCAGGCCTTGAAGGACTTTGCCATGGTTTCGGGCATGACCGCCCAGCAGTTCAAGCTGCTCTGGGACAGTAACCCTGCTGAAGCCTTCCAGGCTTTCATTGGTGGACTGGCGAAGATGGACGATGAAGGCGCTAGCGCTATCGCAACGTTGCAGGAGATAGGTATATCCGAGGTTCGCTTACGGGATACCTTAATGCGCGCGACCAACGCCACACAGTTGTTCCGGGACACTCAGGTGACCGCGAATAAAGCCTGGAAGGATAACAGCGCACTGACTGTAGAGGCCAACAAGCGCTATGCCACCACCCAGAGCCGGCTAATCAACCTTAAGAACACTGCACTGCTCTTCGCTCAGAAGGTGGGCGATGACATGAACCCTGCCTTGCAGAACATGATCACCCGCGCCAATGAGATGCTTACGGCCTTCCTGGCGATGGATGAAGGCCAACGCATGAACATCATCAAGTTCGCGGGCTTTGCGGCCGCTATTGGTCCTGCGCTCCTGATCCTGGGCAAGACCGTTGGAATGGTTGGCAAGCTGTCCGCAGGCCTCGGCAAGTTCTCCACCGGCATGGGCAAGTTCTCCGCCAGCGTGAAGATGGCAGGCGGCGGGCTGGGCGGCTTTGTGAAGACCATCAGCAGTTCAAAGCTGGCCATGGCCGCGCTCTCAGCAGCGATCATCTACGGCGCGGTGAAGCTGGCCGACTATGCCACGGGCGCCAAGAAGGCAAGGGAAGCCTTGCAGGGCATGCAGGCAACGGCAAACAGCTGGAAGGCTAATGCCGCTGACACCTTCTATGGGAAGGGCGGGCTCTCTTTCTTTGGCATGAGCGAAGAAGACTTCACCCGCGACAAGCAGAATGCGACGGAGTGGATGAACGGCCTGCTGGAGGTCTGGGCAGGCAGTAAGTACAAAAAACAGGCGATCGTGAAGGAGTGGACCGAGTCCTTCCAGGGGCTGACGGAGGAGACACGAAGCTCACTGAAGGGCATGCAACTGGAAGCAAAGGACGCCGGATACACTTCGCTCTCCGACCAGATGGAACAGGACATCAAGACCCTTGACGGACTGGATAAAGAGATCAGCTGGCTGCTCAAGCGGCGGCAGTCTGGAAAGTTCAGCGAAAAGGACAAGCTGCGTCTGCAAGAATTGGTGGACACCCGTGAAACCATCGAGATCAAATACAAGCTGACCGCGGCAGACGCGGAGGGCTTTGAAAGCATCCGGCAGAAAATCGATGCGGAAATAGCCCGCGCGCAGGCGAGGGGCAAAACCGACGCGGATGCTTCTGTGTATGAAGCGGCAGTGGTAGCTTCAGCCGAGGGCATGGCCGCCATGAATGCACAGTTGGATGCACAGTACGACAAGGAATACCAGCTCATCCAGCTCATGAAAAACGGCGCTGAACAGGAAGCCGCGTTAGCCGNTCTGAACACCCGGTACATTGAAAACCGCAAACAAGCGGCACAGGAGTATGCAAACCTGCTGGCCGGGCTGATCCTGCCCGTGTGGAACCAACTTGAAATCCAGGAGGCGGGTACCGACATCGACACGCTAACCGAAAAGCTGCGGGCCTACAACCTGGCGCAATCCAACAACGACCAGCAGGGCATGGCCACCGCGCTGGATGAGATGAACAAGCTTACCGAGGGCATGGATGAAGGCGCCCTGACCGAATACCTGGGCATCCTGACCCAGATCCAATCTCTCCTTGATAGCGGAATGAGCCAGGAAGAGGTCAGCGCGCTGTTCCCGGAAATCGACTTTACCACCCAGATGGAGCAGATGGCGGCGCTCACACAATTTGTGACCGACCACCAAGGCACCCTGACTGGTCTGAGCGAAATGCTCTCTCTATCCCTGCCCGAGGAAGTGCTCAAGATCGCCACCGATCTGGACATGACAGGCGCACAGGCGAGATGGGATACTTTTGCACAGAATCCCGGTACTATTACCACACAGGCGATGGTTGATGGGTACATCGAGTCCGAAAATGCCATCATGCTGCAGCCCAAGGTGACTGCCTTTGTGGACAAGTACACCGAGGTGGCAGAAGGCGCCAGCAAAGCATCCCTCACGCCGCAAGGTCTGGTGGCCTATGTATCCAGCTATGCGGAAACCGTTCTGGGCGCGGATGTCAGCGGGCTCACCCCGACAAACATCATCGCCATGGTGGCAGCGTACAAAGAACTGGCTACCGGAGCGGACGTAACCGCCCTCACCCCGGATGAGATCACTGCTTACATCGTCAAATACCTGGAAAAGGAGAAGGTGGATATCACCGGTTTGTCTCCCAACGGGCTAACCGCCTTTGTGCTGGCCTATGAAGAAGCGACAGGCGGTGCGACGACAGCAGCGCTCACCCCAAGCGGAGTTGCAGCAACCGTCACAAGCTATCTTGAGGCAGAAGGCATCGACATCACCAAGCTGTCTTCCCCGCAGATAGCTGCCATTGTCAGCGCGTATGCTGAAGCGACGAATGTGGACAAGACCGCGCTCAAAGCGGAACTGGTCGCGCTCATTACAGCATATCAAGACAAGGAAGGCGTGACAAAACCAACCTACATCGAAAGCAAGATTGGTATCGTCGGTTACGACCTCACCGCCTACAACGCCTTTATGGCAGCCAACCCAGTCACAGTGAAGGGTATTGTAAGGTTGGCAGAGAGATACGAAAACCCGGAAGATGTCCTGAACGACCCGAATGCGACATTCTGGGAAAATGGCAAAGAGATTCCGGTCAACCTCGTTCCGGCCAGCAAGATCAGCGCGGACACCCTCATGGCTTATGAGGAAGACGGCACCCTGCATGTGCTCATTACCCCCAAGGTGACGGGCACCCCGGAAGCGGTCGCAGAGGCTGCGCAGGAAGTCACAGCGCCTGGTGATTTCACCAGCGGCAAATGGGGCTACAGCACCATGAACTTCGTGAAGATGCTCAATGTGCAGCTGCAAAACTACCTGAAGGCCAAGGGTGGGATCCTGGACTTTGACTGGTTTGGCCTAGGCGCGAAAGGCGCGGTGAACCAGGAACTCGGCGACAAGATGAGCGGAGAAAACCTGGCGGGGCTGCAAACCTATGTAGCAGAGGTCGTCGCGGCCATCAAAGCGGGTAAAGGCGTCAGCGAAGAGGACATGGCCAACCTTCAGGCCATCCTGACCTTTGTATCCAATCTTGAAACCGCCGAAGTCGGCGAGAACATCGTGGCCGGAATCAGCAGCGCCATGGCACAGGCAGGCTGGTCTACGGATGCTGAAACCACAGCAGGCAACCTCGAAGCGGCCATCAACGCCGCGCTGGGAATCCAGTCCCCGAGTACGCGCATGGTCCCCGTTGGCCAAAATGTAGCCGCCGGCATCGGCCAAGGTCTGACTTCCTATGACCTGCCCAGTGCAGCTAAGGCTCTGGCTGAGCGATTTACGCAAACCATGCAAAGCCTCTTCCATCCCGGTCTGCTTTACCCCCAGGGCATGCTTGCCATGGCAGGATTGAGCGCGGGTATTCGTGCGGGACAGTCAGGCGTAGTCAGAGCAATGGTGCAAGCGTCCCGTGCAGCGATCCTTGCAGCCAAGCGCGAACTGGATATTCGTTCTCCCTCCAGGGTGTTCCGGGATGAGGTAGGCCGGATGACCATGAAAGGCTGGGGCCAGGGCCTGCTGTTGGAAAGCCGAGCACAGGCAAAGGTCGTGGCCAATGCGGCCCGCTATCTCACCGACGCCGCAAAGACGGGATCGGTTGCCTACGCGTCCAGCGATAACCGCAGGACCTACAACCAGTCGAGTAACGTCACCCTAACCGGAAACACTTTTCAAATACGGTATGATAAAGACATCCAGGCGCTGGCGATTGAGATTGCGGCGCTGACCCGGCGTCAGCACCAGGGACGGGGGCTCAGAATGCCTTGACGAGCTGGGCATTTTCTGCGTTCATCGGTCATTATGACTGTTCATCTTTCGTCCATACATCTTCCGCAAAATCTCCTATCCATAAACACAGTTTCGCCACAGTCCCCGGTTAGGATGTGATTGCGGCAAAGAAATGCCGGAATGAAAGGAAAGAGGTAAAGAAAATGAAGACAAGGAAATGGATGAGCGCGCTGGCCCTGATGCTGGCGATCGCACTTCCGGTGATAGGGCTGGCGTCGGATGATTTCGGGGCTGCCGCAGTCAAGGAAGGCGAGACCTACACGATCGAGCAAATGCTGACCTACGCGATCCAGGACGAGTACCTGGCTCAGGCTGAGTACAAGGCAATCATCGCAAAATTCGGAGTAGACCGGCCCTTCACCAACATCATGAAGGCAGAGGGGACCCATGTTGAACACCTGCTGCCGCTGTTCGCAGCTTACAACGTGCCGGTACCCGCGGATACGGCCACGGAGCATGTAGCCCTGCCGGAAACACTTCAGGAGATCTACCAGATCGGCGTGACGGCGGAGGTCCACAACATTGGTATGTACGCGGCGTTCCTTGCGCAGGAAGGGCTTCCGGATGATGTGAAGGATGTGTTCGAAGCGCTGAAGAGAGCGTCTGAGAGCCACCTGCAGGCCTTCCAGCGCAACGCAGACAAGCCCGGCAACGGGCAGGGCACCCGCAACGGTAATCGCTGGGCGAACGATAACAACATCGCGGTGTATGGGAACCAGAACCAGTCAGGCGATATCCAGAACGACGGAGCCCAGAACAGGGGCGGCCGGGGCCGCCGGGGCAACTGATCAGAAACACAGGTAAACCGAACAACTACTAAGCAAAATACGTTGCAGCACATAAACTGCAACGTGTTTTGCTGTTGCGGCTGAACGTCAGGTTTTATGGATGGATTTCTTGTGGACGAAATTCGAGTAAGCATAACCTGTGCAACCTATGCTCTTGCCAACTGGCGGGAGCTGTTTTCTTAGGGAGGGGTGGCCATTGGCATTTGACTGGTTTGACTGGAAGGGCACACGCTGCACTGCCTACGGGATCCGCGTGGTGCAACAGCCAGAGATCATACGGCCTCCGGAGCGCGCAACCTTCATCTCAGTGCCCGGACGGAGCGGAACCCTGACCACCCTGGAAGGCATGGACATATACGACGATTTTCTCCTGACTGTGGAGTGTATCATCACGGATACCACGCAGCTCAGCACAATTCTCGCCTGGCTCAAGGGAAGTGATAAGGTTACCTTCGCCAATCGACAGGGTGGCTTTTACTATGCCAGGATCGTAAACCAGATTTCCCTGGAGCAGATCCTGCGCGGGAACCCGCATCGGCGCTTCATCGTGACTTTTCGATGCCAACCCTTTTTCTACTTGTCGGGAATCCCTGACATCATCGTCACTGTGTCTGGCGCCTACATAAACAACGTGAGCTCTGTGTTTTCAGAGCCTGTGCTGAAGGTGACCCTGACCGGTGACGCACAGATCATCATTGGCGCCAGCTACATAGAACTTCTTGGGCTTATAGGCATCTTGAACATCGATACCCCGCTCATGGAAACTTACATGAACTACACCTCCTACAACAGCCATATGACGGGCGACTACCCGCTGCTGCACACCGGCCAGAACCTCATCAGCTGGACGGGCGGTGTCACGCAGATTGTCATCACGCCCAACTGGCGCACGCTCTAAGAAGGGAGGGCACACATGATTTCCATCTTCCCAGCTGACGCAACCGATTTCAGCAGCAACGGCCTGTGTGCCCTTGCGCCTTCCTCCTGTCTGGTAAACGAGACGCTCAATGGCGAGTGGGAACTGCAAATGGTACATCCCCTGGATAACCAGGATAAATGGGGCTGGCTGCAGGTAGGGAACATTATCAGGGCGCCGGTCCCTGCTGCTATCACGCCGCGAGTAAAACTATTGCAGCCATCTGAGGGAAAAAGCATCTATCGCATCAACACTAGCTGGAGCCCTATAAATCTTTGGAGCACCCCTGCAAGATACAGGAGCCTGGCTAAGTACAAAAAAGGCTTGGAAGTGCAGGTGCTCAGCACAACGAATCCTGACTTCTATGAAGTGATCGCGCCGGACGGCAAACGCGGCTACATGGCCAGTGAATACTTGCTCTACTTGCGGACAGAAGTAACCAACGTTGCGGCTACCGGACAGGTGGTTGAGGCCCGACAACTGAGAGACCAGCCTTTCCGCATCTACCGCGTCGTTCCTGAGCTCACCCAGGTGACTGTGTACGCCCGGCATATCTTCTACGACCTCCTGGACAATATGATCTATCAGTACAAGCCGGCTAATGGGACCTTAGCCAACCTTGCTGCTGTAAGCATCTTGAACGGTTGCCAAACAGAGCACCCGTTCACCATCTTTTGCGACCTCATTAAGTCTGTAGATGGGATGGATCTGAAAAACACCAACCCGGTGGAAGCGCTGATGGGTGAGGACGGCCTGCTGGACCTAACCAACGGCGAGCTAGCCCGGGATTGGTATGACATTTTCGCAGTGATCAGAGTTGGTACAGACACGGATATCCAGATCCGTCAGGGCAAAAACCTGCTGGGTATCAGCTATGACGTGGACGATACCAACGTGATCACCCGCATTGTACCGACAGGTGAAACCAAGGACGGCGAAATCCTCTACTTGGACCAAAAGTATGTGGATAGCCAACATATCAGCGCATACCCGCACCCGCGCTGGATCCACCTCCCGGTGAGCGAAGCGAAGGTGAGCGATGACCTAACGGTCGAACAAGCAAAAGCGAAGCTCCTGCAAGCAGCGCAGGATGAGTTTGAAAAGGGCTGTGATCTTCCAGATATCTCCATTGACGTGGATTTTATCAACCTGGCTGACACGCTTGAGTACGCGCAATACAGACCGCTGACAAACATTTACCTGGGCGACAGCGTATGGGTCATCGTGAAGACCCTAGGCTTGGGAGTCGCCCTGCGCATGACTGAATACAATTATGACTGTCTGCTCGAGCGCTACAACAAGATGACGCTTGGCACTGCGTCAGAAACCATGGCTGACAGCAAGATCTCCCCGCGCCAACTGCCCACTGGCGGCATTAAAGGAATAAAGCTCGCCCTGGGCTCCATTGGAACCGGGCATCTGCAGACCATGTCCATTGGTTCTCTTCAGGTCAAGGCTGCTGCTATTGGCTCGGCGCACATCCAGGATGCATCCATCACCAACGCCAAGATCGGCCTTGCGGCCATTGACACGGCCAATATCAAGGATGCGGCCATCACCAACGCCAAAATTGGAATGGCAGCCATTGATACGGCGAATATCAAGGATGCGGCCATCACTAACGCCAAAATTGGAACGGCTGCTATTGACACGGCGAATATCAAGGATGCCGCCATCGACACCGCGAACATCAAGGATGCGGCTATCGACACCGCCAAGATCAAGGATGCGGCTATCACGAGAGCAAAAATTGGAGCCGCGGCGATCGGAAGCGCAGAAATCGAGCACGCCTGCATTTCTACGGCCCACATCATCGACGCGGCCATCACCAATGCCAAGATCAACGATCTCAGCGCCGATAAGATCAATGCAGGAACATTAGACGCAGCCCGCATCGGAGCTGGGTCCATCACAGGAAACCATATTTCCGGGCAGACAATCACCGGAGATAAGATCGCAGCGCTGACCATCATCGGTGAAAAGATCGCTGCGGAAACTATCACCGGAGAGAAAATCGCTGCCGGAACGATCACAGGAAACAAGATCGCGGCCGGGGTCATCGGTGCAACACATATTGCCGCTTTTAGCATTACGGGCGGACTGATCGAAGGCGGGACCATCACCGGGGATAAAATCTACGCTGGGGAAGTCGACGCCAATAAAATCAAAACCGGCAGCATCGGTGCGGACCAGATAACTACTGACCACATTGCCGCGGACTCCATCAAAACGGAACATATTGACGTCGGTCAGATCATTGCCGAACACATATCAGCCGGGATCATTACTTCCGACAAGCTGTACGCCGGGGAAATCCAGGCGAACCGGATCACCTCCGCCCAATTGTACGCCGGCGACGTGGAAGCCCTGAAAATCCTGGCTGGGAACATCGGCGCAAGCCAAATCACGACCGATCATATTGTCTCCGGCGCAATTGAAGGAAAACACCT